AAATCAAACTCTTCCCCACAAGAATGACAAAGAACCTCAGACCTTGTATCTACACCAATATCAATCTTATTAATCACAGTCCAAAACTTAGCTGAATCAAGACTAGGCATTTCCTCTACATAGTCCCTAGCTTCTGTAAACTTTACACTTTCCCCATTTATAGTCTGAATAAATTTAGCCATCCTACAAGTATACTCTACTTCTCTGAAATTCAAATTAAACTGTTTTGCAAACTTCTTAGCGTACCTATCTACAAACTCTGTATCCTCATTTCTAAGAATCCTAAGACCTAAAGTATCACCAGACCTAGGCAACTCTACTTCTATTGGCTCTACAAAGTCATCGTCAAGATATGTAATGTCAAAATCTGAAAGAGAGATATTATAAGTATCTGTCTCTCCACAATGAGGACAACGAGCCTGCACCCTATATTTATCCCCATATGTAACCATTCTTAACTGTAAAATCAAAAAAGTCTCATCTACTGAAACCAGTTTATTTACATCAAGATTTCTAGGCGAAATTACACAATTCTTCAAAATCTTCTTAAAAACATCCCTACCGCTAGAGGCATATAGAATCTTTTCCTCTTTTGTAGTCATACCTCTAAGTGTAATATCAGCCGGTATATCACTATCTTTATAAAGCAGCCCCTTTGTAGGAAGTGTTACCGTAGCCTCATAATCTACCTTCTTTTTCTTCCTTCCACCACCGGATTTAACAGACTTCTCTACCTCTTTTACCTCTCTCGCCTCATCTATTCTCTTAACCTTCTTATCTTCCAGTATATCAGAATCTAACCCGCTCTCAAAAGCGTCCGTATTTTCATAATTAGGATTTTCGTACATCTCAATAATACCTCCATCTAGTAAAGTACTGAAAATAATCTCTGTATTTATATATTAAACCAAACAAACCATAGTATAACAAAGAGAGAGTACTATTTCTAGTACCCTCTCTTTTAACAAGTTTGGAGACAAACCAAAAACTTAGTCTGTACCATAAATGTGAGTAAGAACAGTAGAATCCCTGTCAATATAAGCAGTATCAACAGACAGATTCATAGTAATCTGTTTCTTTTCTCCACCGCCGTAATCCAAATCACCTAAGTCAAGACTTGTAGGCCAAACCCCTTCCAGCTTCCAACCTCTTGTAACTTCACCATTAGGACCATACTGAATAATTCTAGCAGTACGTTTATAATTCTTAGCCCAACCAACCTTACCAGTAGCAGGGTTATATACCTTAAGTCTCCATTTCCAAAGAATTAACTCAACATCCGGCTCAATAAAATCTTTAACGGTTATAGAAATATCTTCTACGGAAGCTTTACCAGCAACCTTGACTGTACTATTACCATACTCTAATTCAATAGGGTCATTTGTTGTAGTAGGCAGACCAGCCGTATCACAAGCAAGCTCGATAATATCAGAAGCACCATTAGCGATACCATCTAAATCATCAAACACAACCCTAAAGTTATTAGTCCTCTGCACTTCATACTTAGAAGTAGTGGACATAAAAGCCGCATTAAGCTGTGACATTATATATTCCTCCTTCCCTAATTAAGTATCTTAGTTACCCGCAATATCATCGAAAGAAGCTGAATACTGCATGATATTGAAGGTAAGAGAAATAAACTCAGCCGCCTTAGTAGGCTTAACATAGATAGAAATAGGCATCCTACTATTTTCGATATCAGAAGCAGTAGCCTCCATAACAATCTTGTAGTCATAGATACCAGAATTAGCCCTAGCATTATCAAGAATAGGCTCTACTGTATTCTTCCATCTCTCCCAAGTAGATTCTACGTTCTGCTCAAACACAAAGTTCCTTGTCGCAATACCAATGTTCCGCTTTAGGTAATTCATCAATCTACGAACATTAACTCTATCCAACGCAGAAGGAAGTCTCTGCATCGTTTTCTGTCCCCAGATTACAATACCGTTAGAAATAAAGTTTACGATAGGATTCACAATGTTTCTATTCCCATATACCGCATCTCTCTCACCCTGAGTGGGTGAAATCTCTACTCCCAAAGCCGTAGTAATTTTACCTCTGTTCAGACCAGCCGGAGCGTTCCACGGGAAAGATACCTCATCTGTATAAGCATACTGAGCCGCCACAAATCCAGACGGAGGAAGCCATATATCCCTCTTAGTGTAAGAATCGGAAACCCTTAACCAAGGCCAATACAAAGCACCATAGGAAGAATCAAACCCATTAAATCCAGTCTGTTGATACGGGTCAACACCGTTAGACCAAGCAATCATTTCCTGAGCACTCATACCAAACGGGCAGTCAGCAATAAAGATACAATCAGCCCGTTTCTCACAAAGAGCTAGACCAGCTCTAATAACAGAGATATCAGACCAACCCGGAGCAATCAGAACATCAATACTAATAACCTCAGGATTAGAGTAAGCATACAGACCAGAACCAGTACTTTCACCAATGATATCAGTAGTAGTGATACCGACAATAGCATTATCTCCACCAGAGAATGTAAGTGTTTCCTCAGTAACTTCTACGACAGAACCACCAGCTGGAATCTTACTCTTATTCACAGTAACAATAATTCTATCAGAACCACTATTAATAATATTCTCAACATACCGATTAGAAGTAGGATCAGTAGAAAGGCTTGTCCAACTCTCTACTAAATCAGCTCCATCACTAATAGTCACATCAAAGTATCCAAACTGGTCAGGTGCAGAAATAACAGCATTACATCCATTCAAATCAGAATCATAATACTTAGACCTGAAATACAAAGCCGTAGCATCTGCTCCAGAACCGTCCTTACCCGCTGTAGCATAAGAACCAGAACCCTTTCCCCTAGTCTCTTCCGTACCACCTAAAGTCAAAGTCTTAGCAGACACAGAACCACTATACTGTACCTTAACCCTAATATAATTAGACTGACCGTTGATAATAGTCTCAATATAGTTAGGAGAAGAACTTGTTAGAACAACAGGTCCGAACTCTTCAATAGCCGTATCACCAGTACTTCCCTTCAAAGTCACATTAAACTCTCCAGTAGAAGCATCAGGTGCCGTTAAAGTAATTCTATACCCATTTAGGTCAGGTCCATAATCCTTAGACTCAAATAACAACTTGTCTACACCTAAAGTACCAGCCGAAGCTCTAACACCAGCACGGACTACTCTAGTATAGTAAACCTGATTACACTGTGTAAGAACCTGTAAAGCACTATATACACCAAACTCACCCTCTACAGGCTCGCCAAAAACGTCAATCATCTGTGCCTGCGTAGTAATTAGTGTAGGAATACCAACAGGTCCTCTAGTAGCCGCTCCCACGATACCGATAACACAAGTAGAAGTATCAGAAACATAGTTAGAGTAATCAACCTCTCTTGTATAAACGCCGGGAGACATATAAATAGCCACTAAAAACACCCCCTATTACAATCTATTTGTATATATAACACACTAAAAAATCTTACATTTTTAACCCGTTTCTTGTCTCTAATAATGAAAAAATGACTTTAATACTCATCATTATCAATCTCTATGACTTTTCCTGTATTTCTATCTACATCAATAATAAGACCATCCTTGAAATCAGTAGCCCTACCATCAAGAATGTCCTTAGTCCTTCTAAGGTTCCCGTCCTCATCCGTAGCATCAGGGTCAGAAAATTTTATAGTTAAGGACTTATCAGGTGTAGCTCCCATGAAATCAACGTAGACTTTATCAATCTTATCAAAATCATCCACTCTATAGATAACTGCCTCTGTTATATTAGCCGTAATAGACAATCTATATAATCTTCCACCTTCTAAGAAATCTGAAATATCTGTATTATCCGTAACGGAATCTTCCAAATCAAAACTAAACTCTTGTAATCTCTCCCCTGCGTCCATTATCTGTACCACGATAAACGGATGCTCTCTAAGATACATAAGTAACTCAGAAGTAATACCGTCACAAACATCTCTCTTAGTAGCATAAACATCTATATTATAAGAAAGAGTAACAGGTAGTCCGTGCATTGTAACTCTCTGATTAGGGTGTTCTATTCTCCCGTCAGATGAAGTAACTCTATACCCTCTTCTAAGGAAAGAATCATTCGCCATATCTAAATTCAAAGAAAAATCAGGAAGTCTCCACACCGCTATAAAAGGCAATAAAACTTTCCCACTATGTTTCTTTGCGTTCCTAGACATAACCTCTTCCGGTGAGCAAAAATATACCTCATCATAAAGACTGTGAATCAAATCAAACACAGCTCTATCATATTGATATAATGGACTCTTCATCAAATCACACCCTAATCAAATAAAAATACCTGTCTAAACAAAATTCTTAATAATCTTCAATCTCACTACCAGAAACTACGTCATAGAATCTATCCAAATTTATACCATCTGACCTTAGAGTGTCTATCATCTCAAAAGAATTAAACATCCCAATAGTATCAATAAGGAAACATCCATCCTTCTTTGAATACTCTATACCAGCCCAAGCATACTTCTTTATAATCTTCTTCAACTCTTTAATAGCCGTATTAACATCAACGGAAAGACTGTCAAAGAAAAGACCTATTGAAATACTATCAAGAGCATCAGCAATACCTACATCCTCAAAATCACTTGAACACTCTACTTCAACAGAAAACCCAGGCTCCGTACCTATCGAAGATAAAGCCTTTTCATATTTCTTAAGCATTTTATCCTCTATAGCAGAAGCCATCCTCACTGAATCAACACTAACCACATCATTATCCCCTAAGTACTTCGGACCCTCATTAGTAAGACCCTCTATAATCCTAGAGATATTACCTCTTCTATTATCCATCATAAGAATCACCTATAACTCACTTCAAATAGATATAATCCTTCTTAATTTTCGATAACTCCCTTTTATACTTTCTGTAATAGTCATCAACGTGCTTTCTAACATGAATAACAATCGGCCTAAACAATGGTCTAGGTGGCATCCCATTATTCCCGTTCGACCCATTAGTACCATACTCAACATATCTAGCTACCTTATTTACCTGAACTCTTGAATTAGGGTAGTAGTCTTTCTGCCTGAATCCTACCGCTATAAAATTTCCCTTTTTGAAAATTTTTATATTCTCTTTCAAGTATCCAGTAGCTTCCCATATATTCAAGCTAAGTCTCTTTCTCTGTTTCCATGCATAGTATTTCACACTTAATGGAGGCCACTTGTTAGACTTATACCTCTGTGTATCTATAGCCCTAACAAACTCATCTCCCAAAACACTAGCCATATACAAAGTAAAGTCCTTAAATTGTTTTTCATCCAGCTTGTTTTTT